TCCGCCGCAGAAACCTTTACCGGGAAACTGGATCGGTTAATTAAGGACGAGAACGGTAATCCTTGTTGGAGGCAGATCAACGACGACAAGGAATTCACCATCCATCTCAAAAATAAGAAATACCGTGGGGTCTCAGATTTTGATCTTTTGCGAAATGCCCTAACTAATTCCGATGCGGATACAGTCGCAGAATTTTTCAACGACTGGCTGGCCCTTAAAAAGCCTGCGACTCCTGCACCTAAAATAGAAACACCTGTCGGCGAAGAAAAACCCGTCGAAGGTGATGAAGCCCTCGCTCCTTCGAGACCTGGTGGCGGAGCACCGCCCAAGAAACCGGGGGATGGCGATGGAAAACCAAAAACCTTCACTCGATTCTTCGTCAAGAAGTTTCATACCGATGTTGCTCTCGGTCGATATAAGAACAAACCAAAAGATCGAGAAAAAATTACTGCCGAGATCAACGAGGCTATGACGAAAGGATTGATCGTTAACGGATAAGAGGAGGAAATACCATGGCATACCCACGAGTCGCAGAAGTGCCTGATTATACGAGATCAGGAGCTCAGTTTATTCCGGAAATTTGGTCTGGAAAAATTCTCGTAAAGTTTTATGATGCGACCTGTCTGTCGGAGATCAGCAACACCGATTACGAGGGCGAGATCAAGAAGTATGGTGATACCGTCCTGATCCGAACCGTCGCTCCGATCACCATCCGCAAATACGTTGTGGGTCAGGCTCTCACGAGAGAACGACCTACTTCCGTTCCGACTTCTCTCTCCATTGACCAGGGATATTACTGGGATGTGGAACTTGACGACGTGATGGATGTGCAGTCCGACATCAATCTCCTCGACAAGTGGACAGAGGAAGCCGGTCAGCAGATGAAGATCACCATCGAAACGGATTGTTTCGTGACGATGGCATCCGGGGCTCACGCCAAGAATCAGGGCCTTACCGCAGGCGTGAAGTCTTCTTCTTATAGCCTGGGGGCCGCAGGCTTTCCTGAGACCGTTGATAAGGCGAATGTCCTTGACTACATCGTGGACTGCGGTTCCGTCCTCGATGAGCAGAACGTCCCTGAAACCGGTCGATGGATACTTATCCCCATCTGGATGGCGGGCCTCATCAAGAAGTCCGACCTGAAAGATGCCTCCCTTACGGGAGACAACACTTCCATTCTGCGGAATGGAAGACTGGGGCAGATAGACCGATTCACCCTTTACTCCTCGAACCTTCTCCCCACGGCAGTTGATGGAGTGACTTGCTACAAGTCGATGTTCGGCCATCGAAGTGGGCCTTCTTTCGCTTCTCAGATCACCGAGACAGAGACCCTTCGGTCTCAGGATGCCTTCGCAGATATCGTGCGAGGGTTGAATATCCTGGGGTTCAAGGTTCTCAAGACTGAGAGCGTTGGAATTCTGTATTGCCACAAATAACCTTTAACAGGCCCGCTACCACGGGGGCCTCGCTTAAATCTCTGTAAAGGAGGATAAAAAGATGGCTTCAACAATCGATCTCAGAAAAGAAACGGTGGGCGTTGTTCCCTCAAGCGGGATCAGGGCTCATGCAGTCATCGAAATCCCCGTCGATTTGACGAAGATTACCGGTGGTCTCGTAAACGGGAACACCTACCAGTATGGAGTAATCCCGGCTGGATTCGTTCTCAAGTCCGTTGGCATCCGTGTCAAGACTGCAAGCCTCTTGACCGGAACTTCGACCTTGAACGACGGGTCGATCACTCCCCTTGCGGCTCAGATTATGAACGCAATCGGGATGTTTTATGGCACGACCTCCTTGCCGAAGTATTATAAGGTCGCCACGACAATCGTTGGGCTGATCGCAACGGCGGACATCACCGGTGCGATTTTCGATGTGGTGCTCGAAGGGTATATGCTTACCCCAGAATAAACCTCAACCGGGCCGCCTCGTGCGGCCCGCATTTTTCACATCTTTGGAAGAAGGCCAACTCGCCAAGATGAAAGGAGGAAAAGCAAATGGGCAGACGAGAACAGATGACCATTGGTGAACTCACCATCACCAAGGGTATTAAAACAGGTGTGGCTGGAATGATTCGGAAAATGGTAAGGGCTTATGCAGGCGTTCCGGCGGCTATCGTGGCGAACCGGTTTGTAACTACGGTCGTCATGGGCAACAAGGCATATACCATCGCAAACTCCGGTCTTCCAGGAGACGGACTTGCTCATAACGTGACCTGCCTGCAAACGATCACAGATGCCTTAGAGGATACCAATGGTATTCTCACCGTTACCGGCTTCGACATTAACGGCAAGATCATCACCGAGGTTATCATCCCGAATGGCGGAGCGACCGTTGAGGGATTGAAGGCTTTCGCAAAGGTCACTTCCATCGTGGGTTCTGGATGGATAGTGGACACGAACCCGGATACCATCGTCATCGGTTTCGGTGAAGTCGTCGGTCTCCCCGACCGCCTCTCCGCAACGACCGATGTTCTGTTGGTTGGTTTCAGCACGGCAATCGTAAACGCCCCCACCGTCGTCATCGGAGACGAATTGTGTGAAAACACGGTTCTTGTTCCGACTGGCGATGCCTCGAAAAAACTCACGGTGGTCTATCAGTCTTAACAAGGGGGAGGCTTCGGCCTCCCTTTTTTCAAATGGGGGCGACTATGAATACGAAGGAAATCCTCACTTCGACGAGGGTGGATAAACTCGATGACGTGAAGGGATACGGAAAAGGATATGAACTTTGGAAAGACGAAGAACTGCTTCGTCACCTGAATTTCATTTTGAACGAATGGTGCAGGCAGACCCTTTGCTTTCGAGATTCCTCCACCGAAGCTATCTGTAAAATTTCTCTCCTTGCCAATCAATATATCTTTCCCATGGATTCGAGAATTGTCGCCCTTCACAAAGGAAGACTCCTGAGTGGATGGCCGAATATTGAAATCAAAGATGAACTCTGGCTCGATGACAATATCTTTTCATGGGAGACACGGGTGGGCGAACCTCGCTATCTCGTGCCCGATTACGAAGCGGCAAAGTTGAGAATTGTTCCCTATTTCAATTCGGACGGCTATTTCTCCGGGCCGATGACCTTTGCGACGGCGGATAAGAGCATCACAAAGGCGGGTGCAAACTTCTCCACCTATCTTTCAGTCGGTAATCAAGTGGTCATCACCGGCACTACCGCTAATCAAGGAATGAAAACCGTGGTCACGGCCACCGCAGATGCCTTTACGGTGAGCGAAGCTGTCACGGACGAAACCCCTTCTGCGGCAATTATTCAGAAAGTTAGAGATACGCTGTGGCTCTCTACCTCTCGGTTGCCGCTTATTCAATTATCCCTTGCAAATTGGGAAACAGAATCGCCGGAGATCAATTTTGATTATCACCCGAAATTGATCGATGGAATTCTGAGAGAGGCTTACTCGAAACAAGATGCTGAATGCTATGACCCCAAAGCCGCAGATAAACATAGGATTTTATTTGAAGCAAGCAAGGTTCTCGCTAAAAAGGAGAAGTATCGGCTGAGACATTCGAGTCGTGTTCTCAGGCCGCACCCAGGAGCGATGTGATGGTTGAACCCTGGATAGATTTCAGAAATTATCTTGGTGTGAACAACATGGCCGATCCCCTGAGAATCCCGGTCGGAAAGGGTGGGACATATCTTGAGGTCGGCGAAAATATCGACATCGACGATGACAAGATGATACATCGCAGAAAAGGGTTCGATCCTGTCGTATCCGGCGATGTCCATTCGCTTTGGTCGAATGGTAAGGTTTGTTTCTTTTGTGAGGAAACAAACCTGAAACGTCTGTATGAGGATTATTCCACCGAAACCATTCTTGGGGGGATCAATCCCGGAGAACGGATGAGTTTTTTGGATGTGGCCGGAACGATCTATTTCTCAAACAAAAGCATTGTCGGATATATCGAAGATGGGAAACCACATCCATTTCCTAACCCGGACTTAGCCTTCAAGAAAAAGATGGTAGGCGGTCATTTGATCGAGCTTTACAATTCGAGACTCTATTCGGCCCAGGGAGCGAAGATATTTTTCTCCGACGCAACGCAACCGATGAGGATGGACACGAGGAAAAATTTTCTTCAATTTAACGGTTGGATTACGATGCTCAAGTCTGTCAAGGATGGACTTTATGTTGGGGCCGGAGAGGATGTTTTTTTTCTCCTGGGGGATGATCCTCTTCTCCAAGGGGGATTTGTTTATGACAGAGTTACAGATAGTAAGGCACTCGAAGGTTCTGCAATCACCGTCGAAGGAGAAGACATTGGCCCAGGTCTTCTTGGAAAGACGGTTTTGTGGGCCTCGGAAGATGGTATTTATCTTGGTCTTCCCGGCGGTCAGGTTAAAGAAGTGACCAAGGGAACCTATGGAGTTAAAGACGGCGAAAAAGGCACGGCGATCTACAAATGGGATCGTGGCTTCGGGCAATATCTTTGTCTTTACGAAATGGTCGAAGGAACTGGTGGCGGTGAATTAAATCTCACAATGCCCCTGCCATCCATTGAGATGGTAGGTCATTAAAAGGAGGGAACGAAAAATGGCTGAAAAGTATTCGACTGGTTTAAGAAATTGGTTACTTGGCGGGAAAGACCTGCGGGAAGCCTTTGATGATTTTATAATCAGAATCTTCTCCGGTTCTACCCCATCGGATGCAGATCAAGCAGAACCAGGTTCAGGTTCGCTTCTCTGCACCATCACTAAAGCCTCCGGGGAAGTCCTTTCCACGGAACTTTCCGTTGCAAAACAGGCATCCATGGACATCACCGTGGCGGGCGTGGGTGCGACAGTCATTGTGGCAATCAATGGCGTCGATTACACCTATCTCGTGCTGGCCGAAGACGATGATCTCCGAAAGGTTGCCCGGAAGGTAGCTCTCATGCTGGAAGGTATCCCTGAGCTTCATGCGGTCGCCCATGGAACGGCAGGCGGAGACGGAAAGGTTGCGGTTAAAAGTTCTATCCAAGGACTTACCTTTACCATCGCAAAGGGTGGTGGAGGAGGCGGCGGGACGGCGACCTGGACAGTCACCGATAACACGATTGCCAACGTCCGAAGCGATGCTCTTCAATGGGGAACACCATCGAACGCTCAGATGGCAAAACCTTCTGAGGTTTGGTCTGGGGTGAATGTCCTCGGCGGGACGGCGGCATGGTTCAGGATCGTAAGACCCGATGATACCGGAGCCCTTTCGACAATATCCAGAAGGATTCAGGGGGCCATCGGAACAAGCGGGGCCGAATTGAACCTGTCCAACATCAATCTCGTGATAGGGGCAACGTTGACAATCGACACGGCACTTTTCAACTTGCCAGTCAGTTAATGGAGGTAGGCTATGGCGGTTACTGCGATCCTGAGCAACCACTATAAGTATCAGCTTGCAAAAAAACTGATCGACCTTTCTGCCGATGGTATTCGTGTTTGTCTGGTTCGTAGCGGATATAGTTTTAATCCAGATAAGGTCGCCCAAAAAATAAACATGAGAACGAATTCGGGAGCGATCTCGATTACGTTCTCTACATCGAAAACGATTTCGAGAGGAACCGGATCATGGCTGACCGATGGATTCATTCCAGGGAATAAAATTTTAACGGACGCCTCTCTCAATCCTGGCCCATTCACCATTACGAATGTGACACAGTATGTTATCACGGTAAATGAAACGATGGTTGATGAAGGCCCGGTTGTTAAGACCGTCTCTTCGGATGATGAGATCGGAACAAATTACGGTTATACCCAGTATGCAAAAGCTCTTGCGAGCCAAGTCTTAACCGAAGATAACACAAATGATCGGGCAGAGATGACTTGTGCCGATCCTTCCTGGACGGCGAGTGGCGGAACGATAGGCCCTTCTCCGGGAGCGTTACTCATAGACGAATCAACATCGGATAAGACAGTGATCGGTTTTCTCGATTTCGGAGGCAATCAACAGGCAACAACTGGCCAGGTTTTTACTCTCGAAGATGTGGTTGTAAGGGTCTCCTGATCTTCATGGAGGTAAATAGTGGGATCACAGGTTCAGGCTCCTCTTACTGCCGTGACCTCCATGGAAGTCACGGTCAGGATCAACAACGAACTTTCTCTCACGATGCCGATGCCAGAGCTTCAAATGACTGGCTGGACGGAAACGGCTAATCTCGTTTTAACGATGCCGGTTCCACAACTTTTGATGACCGGCCTCGTCGGAGCAATCGGAAACCTCCGACTCACAATGCCAATGCCGACCCTCTCGATGTTCCAGGGCGGCAGTCTCGAATTGAAGATGCCCGTTCCGACCTTATTAATGACCGGTCTTAACGGAGCAGTTGGAAACATTTTACTTCGAGGTTTCGTTCCCTCCCTCGAAATGACCGGCTATCTAAATGAAGTCGGTGCTTTAGTCCTTACGCTTCGTCCTCCAAGTTTATTGATGACCGGCAGGGAAAGTGAGATCGGAAACCTGATCTTATCTTTAAGACCTCCGAGACTTTCCATGCACGGCCTCGCCGGAATTGTGGGATCGCTTTCTCTGCAATTAAAACCTCCACGTCTTTTAATGTCAGGATTCATCGAGGCAAGGGGAAACCTTGTTCTAACGATGCCAGTTCCTTACCTTGTGATGACTGGCGATCAATTTTTTGCGGCCCGCTATCTCAAAGGTATTGCGATGAACATGAGTCATTTC